CTTGCGCTGAAGATTGTTCAGCTGGTCACTGAGATGTCCCCAATAGACACGGGACTGTACAAGGGCAACTGGCTTGCTGAGATCAACCATCCGGATATGCGGGAGCTGAAGACGCCGGACAAGGATGGGGAGCGGACGGCCGCGAGAGCTACCAGCAAGATCGATAGCGCGCAGCCTGGGGAAGACATCTGGATCACGAACAACAAAGTCTACGCCCCATTCCTTGAGTTCGGGACTGAGCACATGGCACCGAGGCGTATTCTCGGAAGGGCACTGGCGCTTGTGGATCAGATCGGCAAGCGGCCCAGGCGCGGCCTGCGATCTGCAAAGAAGCTCACGGGCAGAGCCGGTAGGAGACGGTGATGGCAGTTGCAGACTACGAGGCGGCAAGCGAGATCCTGATTGAGCGCTTCAAGACACAGTGGGACATAACTCACCCGGAAGTGAGTGGCGCACGGGACGTTCCGGTTGCGTGGCCCAATGTGACGTTCGACCCTCACAAGGACTTTGACGAGGGGACGCAAGACGGGTGGGTGCGTTTCACCATCCTGATTTCTGGCGCACTGCAAGCAAGCGCAAGCGGAACCAAGGTGCGACAGCGTACTGTTGGAGTTGTTGAAGTCCAGGTATTCACGCCCAGCGGCACGGGAGATCGAACGGCGGCGAGTATCGCGGACGACGTAGTGTCAGCCCTACAGTTCCAAACGCTTGACGGCGTTGTCATTTCCACGGCGACGCCGATGCCGGTAGGCGAGACAGGCGAGGGCTTTTACCAGGTCAACGTCAGCGCCAACTTCCGGTATGACACACTCGTAAAAGCCAGTCAAATGATCACTGGCAATTGGGAGAACCCGGTGCTTATAGGCACGATCCGACTATTCGAGGATACGACCAACGATATTCTGAGAACCAAGACTGGGTCAGATCCTACGAGCGTGACGGACGGCGTCGAGATGATTCAGGCCGATACGCCTGAGTTTATCGCTACGTGGGATTCGCCAATACTGATCGGAACGAAGCGTCTATGGCATGACGTGACGAACGACGTTTTGCTTGTGAAGACGGGTTCCGATCCAACAAGCGAGTCCGACGGGCTTACACTCTCACGAGCGTTGGCAGACAGCGGAACATACGCGATCATCTGACCCGTAGGGGTCAATTTCAGGAAGGAAGCTATCACAATGGGAGCCGAGGCCAATCGGATGCAACCTTCGTACCTCCGTGAAGTAGACTGGGGTACGACGCCGAGTTCTCCTTTCCAGGTGTTCCCGTACACGGGAGGAGGATTCCCGCACGGGTCTGAAGAGGTGCGGTCGCAGACAATCCGCGACGATGCGCAGCTTGGAGATTCGAAGCGCGTAGGATTGTCGCCGGCAGCGAACTACGATTTTGAGTTCGCCGCCAACACGTACGACGAGTTCATCCGCAATGTCATCCGCAGCGACGCAGACTGGACGGCCGACCTGGCAATCTCTGCGGCTGATATTTCCTTCGACAACGCTGGCCAGACGATTGACTCAGTTGCCGGCGATTTCGGGAGTGTTGCTATCGGCCAGCTTGTGAAGGCCGCGGGGTCGTCTGAGGCTGCGAACAATCAGTGGTGGCGCGTTACTGCGGCCTCTGCCTACCAGTTGACTCTTACTGGCGGGACCGTTGCTGACGATGTCGCAGGGGACACCATCACCGTCAACGGGTCGCAGCTCCTCAACGGGTCTACGCTGTCGTCTGTGTCTCTGCAGCAGAATTACGTAGACCAGACGACTCTCTGGCACATCATGACCGGCTGTCGGTGCAACGCTTTCTCCCTTGCTCAGACGGAGGGTGGGATCATCACCGGCTCTGTTGCTTTCGACGGCAAGCAGCGTGCGCAGGCCGCTGCAGGCGGAGGCGATACAACGACGATAGCAGCACCGTCGAAGGACGTGGTCACGGAGGTTGACGGGTTCGAGACCGTGTGGATTGATGACACGGCAATCACAACGGATGTCTTCGCACTGAGCCTTGCCGTCGCCACAGCCACCAGACCGCGCAAGGCGCTGGGGAGCCTTCCCAGGACGGCGATGGGCCTCAACTCTCCGAACATAACCGGGGCTATCGAGATGTACCTGGAAGACGCCACGTGGACGTACGACGCCACTTATCAGGACTTCACCGCTTTCAGCCTGATGTTCAGCTTGGACATGCAGGGCGGCGATTACTACATCTTCCAGCTTCCGCAGTGTCACTTCACCGAAGAGCCGGCAACCAATCCTGGCCTGGACAACGATCTGATGCTGTCTTTCTCGTTCGACTCTGAGCCTGGCTCTGCATACGGGGCCGCCAGCGACGAGAAGATGATTCAGGTTTGCCGCGTCTTGGCCTAGCCGACACCCTACGGAATGCGGGGGCCGGTACACCTCCGCAGCGTCACCGGTGACAACGGGCAGGGGCGGTTGTAGGGTTCCGTCCCTGCTCACCTAACCCTACAGAGGAGCATCATGCGCACAACAGAAGAAGTAGTGAAGGAAGAGCAGGATTCGCTTGACCTGTACAAGGCGTTTGCTGTTGACGTGGACGAAGAGAAAGAGGGCCGCTGGTTCGAGAACTTCGTGCCTGGCTTGGACCTGAAGATTGCCAGGCAGAACAACACGATCTATCAGCGTTTCTTCGGCACGGAGCTTGAGGCTGCGCAGCTCAAGGCGCGCGACGAGGGAGGCGAGCTGACGCCGGAGATCACTGAGAGCATTATGAACCGGGCCATTGCCAAGGCCATTCTGGTGGACTGGCGCGGCAACGGGACAGCGGGGTTGAATTTCAAGGGCGAGCTTCTGGGCTACACGTACGAGAACGCCTTGTCGATCGTAGGCGATCCGGAGATGCACGAGTTTCGCGACCGCGTGTGGCAGCGCGCCGGCAACTTCGAGAATTTCCTCAAGAGCCGGGAGAGGGCCGACGCAAAAAACTGACAGACGCGCTCCGGTGGATGCTCCAATGGGCGCCACACCTTGAGCGCCTGCAGAAGAAGCGTAGGCACGGAAAAGACAGCCCGGCAGCACGGAAGGCACTGAATGACCAACCTGACGTTGACGGTCATCTGCAGTGGATATGGGACGCCTTCTGGACGCTGTCGGGCGGCCGTACGTACGGTGGGGGGATGTCGCCTGTCCCCAACGGGATCAGCTTCGAGAGCATTGACGCATATGCAAAGAGGGCACGATTGACCGGGTGGGAAGAGTTCAGCCGCTTCGAGCGAACCGTCAGGGCAATGGACAGCGCTTACATCGCTGACGCTGTGAGGAAGGCAAAGAGCAAGGGTCCGAAGAAATGACACAGGCAGTATTCGGCGTACGGATAGACGCGCAGACGCACGCAGGCGCGCAGAAGGCAGCGCGGGACTTCAACAGCGTCACGGCTGCGGCGCAGAAGACGACGAAGTCCGTAGACGGCTTTGGGCGCACATCAAAGGGTGCGGCGGGTGGCATCAAGTCGATGGCGTCCGCTCTCGCCGGTCCGCTTGGGCTGACGGTTTCCCTCGCTGCTGTCGGTGCTGCTGCGTTTGCTGCCTCGCGTAAGGCGCAAGCCTTCCAGAGGTCCATTGCCGAGATCAGCACGCTACTCCCCCAAGGTAGCGCCGACGTTGCTATCCTTCGCGACCGCATCAACGAGCTGTCCGTACAGTTCGGCGCGATGCCGGTTGACACCGCCAAAGCCACTTACCAGATCATCTCTGCCGGCGCAGCAACGGCAGCAGAGGCTACAGCGGTTCTGACTGCTGCGAACAAGCTCGCAGTGGGTGGCGTCACTGACGTTGCTACTGCTGCTGACGGCCTGACGACGGTGCTCAATGCTTGGGGGCTCGGGGCGTCAAAGGCCGGCGACGCATCGGATTCGCTTTTCGTTGCCATGCGAGCGGGAAAGACGACAATCGGAGAGCTATCCGAGAGCCTGTCTTTCGTTGCCGCTGCTGCTGCTCAGACAGGGATCTCTCTTGAGGAAGTGCTGGCCGCTACTGCTGCGCTGACAAAGGGGGGTGTCCCTACGCGCAGGGCCATGCGCGGCCTTACGCAGGTCATTGCCCTGACTATCAAGCCGTCCAGCGAAGCGAGAAAGATGGCCGAGTCTCTGGGGCTGCAGTTCGACGCCACAGCTCTCAAGGCGAAGGGGCTTGCCGGGTTCCTGGACAGCGTAGCAAAAGCAACGGGTGGAAGCACCGAGAAGATTGCGCAGCTCTACGGGGGCGTGGAGGCGATGCTCCCGGTCATGTCGTTGACTGGAAAGGGCGCGCAGGACTTCAACGCTGTGCTTGACGCCATGACGAGGAAGGCTGGGGAGACGGCCGAAGCTGTTGCGAAGATGACGGCGACGGATGCCTTCAAGCTTGACCAGGCTAGATCTGAATGGGAGGTCTTCACTACTGACGTTGGCAGCATGATTGTCAAGAATATCATGGGGCCGATAGCAAAGGTTGGGATTGCATTCGCGGAAGCACAGCGCGGCGCAGTGAGCGGAGAAAGCTCGTCTGGCGGCGGTGGCATCGGTAGCCTCTTGCTTTCCCGTCCCGATTTCATGGCACAAGACGAACAGGCTGCCGCCAGATTCTCTGAGCGATATAAGGCTTCTAGTGATGAGTTCGAACGGCAGAACACAGCG